ATGAAAAATCATTCTTATATTTCCATGCAGCAGGATATGCCGGATCAGGGACAGCTGCAGGTGACGGTGCTGGACAGTGCCAGTAACCGTCCTGTGGAAAATGCTACAGTGCGGATCTCGTACACAGGAGTCCCGGATAATGTGATCGAAGAAATCCGTACGGATTCCTCCGGAAAAACGCCGATGCTGGAGCTGGCAGCTCCTCCACTGGAATACAGCATGAAACCGGTGGAGCAGCAGCCTTATGCAGAATATACAGTTCAGATCAGTGCAGAGGGTTTTACACCAAAAGAAGTTGCCGGGACAGAAGTTCTTCCCCATTCCATTGCCAGGCAGGGAGCATCCCTTAGCAGACAGCAGGGTAGTGGAGAGGACTATCAGCGGATCGTCATCGGACCCCATACGCTTTTTGGGGAATATCCTCCTAAAAATCCGGAAGCAGAGATCAAGCCGATAAATGAAACCGGCGAGATCGTATTAAACAAAGTGGTGATCCCGGAGTATATCGTAGTCCACGACGGGCCAATAGGGGATACCGCTGCACAGGATCATTATGTAAGATATAAGGATTATATCAAAAACGTGGCCAGCAGTGAGATCTACGCAACTTGGCCGGAGGACACGATACGTGCCAATGTGTAGGTACATAAAGGCTACCCACACTTACTTTTGCTGGATTTTCGGATAAATATCTAAAGTAAAAGAGATGTCATCGCCATTTTTCCATGTATTTTTTGCGTTTTTAGTATAAACAGCCTTTTCTATCAGCTCACGAAGAAACTGATTCTTTGTAGAGGTATCCCATGTCCAGTAATGAGCGAGAAGATCTTCGCATTTGGGGATAAAAGAAGAACGCTGAAACTGGAGTTCCTGTTCGTGTTTAATCTCTTGTCTTAAAGAATGAATTACTGTATCGCAGGCAGACAGTTCGGCAGCAGTAGCCCGGGAACGTTCGAGAAATTCTTCTGTAGAATAAATCCCCTGTTCAAGAAGATCATATTGCTTTTCTTTTTTCTTCCTCAAAACATCAATTTCTTTTAATTTTCCCCGGATCATTTCTTCTTTCTCGGAAATAGAAAGAGAATATTCCTGATCAGAAAAATTGCTATTTAACTTGTAGCCATCTACAAGTTCCTGGATTCCGTCAAGAAGAGCTTTTTCAACAAGAGGGAGCTTACTACTTACATTGTTGCAGGAACTGTATGGACATCGAAGCAGATCAACCTGTCTGCCGCTTGGTGCTTTACGGGTCATGACATAGCCACATTTTCCACAACGAATAATACCGGCAAGTGGATTGCGGAGTACATGCAGAGAATTGAGCGGTCGTGCAGGATTTTGATTCACGATATCTTGGGCTTGCTGAAAAAGTTCCTTTGATACAATAGCAGGATGTCTGCCTTCAACAAGAATATAATCCTTAGCAAAAGGGCGAGAGATGGTTATTTGCCCATCTTGTATATGCTTTACAGCCTTTCGGCTGTTCCAGCGTATCATTCCTGCATACACTGGATTTCTAAGAATTGCCTGCACACGAGGGACGGTCCATAAACCACCATCCATGGTTTTAATTCCGGAATCATTTAATTTACGGCAGATCTTAGCCATTCCAATTCGCTCACCTGCCACTCCGTGGACATACAAATTGAATATGAGCTTAACGATTTCTGCCTGATCAGGAACAGGCTGCAGTGTCCATCCTTTTTCACCAACAAGTTTTACACGGGAATATCCGTAAGGCGGTTTACTGCCACAATATTTCCCCTCTTTTGCAGAAGATTCACGACCTGCAGTAAGACGGCGGCGAATGGTTTTATATTCTCGCCGAGACATAAAAAGGCCAAATTCGAAATATTCTTCGTCATATTCATTGTTTGGATCATAAGTTTTGAGCGGAGTAATAATCAGTGTTTCAGAATATCGGAAGGCTCTGGCAACAACACCCTGATCTATAGTATCGCCCCTGGCCAGACGCTCTACTTCAACGACCAGAACACCATCCCACATACCAGATTCAACTTCGCGGAGAACCTGTTGCATAACAGGTCGGGCAGAAATTGTCTCACCGGAAACAATCTCTTTATAAATTGCGCCTACATTATAGCCACGTTTTTTAGCAAGATCCAACAGGATTCGCTCATGGCGTGCAAGAGTTTCACCTTCGCCCCTGGCTTCAGCCTCCCGATCAGCACGGGACTTACGCAGGTAGATACATACATTTAAAAGTTCCATAATATCACCTCGGTTTAAAATATGTAAAAATGGGTACAAAAATAACGACCACACAAATGTTCTGATTGTGCAGCCGCTCCGAAGATGATACAATATTATATGAGCGTATTACTGTATTCTTCGGAGCAGTAGTCTTGAAATGAGTGTCCGTATTGATTACGGGCGCAAGGTTCGTTGGTAGCGAGTCTTGCAATATGGAGAGGGGTGTAAAAACCCTCATGACCGTCCTTGTGTTGGTAGCACAAGGGCGGTTTTTTATTAATCAAATTTTTGAGTAATTAGTTTATCTAAACAAAGAAAAAACCCCTCCTTCCGAATAACGGTAAGAGGGATTTTTGCTAGTCATCTCTACAACGACCATTTCTGTTGGAATTCATCTTACCATTATTAGTTTATTGTGTCAAGCAAATTTAATCAAATATATAAACCTCCTTTATAAATTGTTGATTTTCATCACAGCCAGCTGCGGAATAAAATAGATCATATAATTATCCACAGCAACATACTGTCCGTATTTGGAACGGTAGCAGTCAATCACTTCCATGAGATAATCCTCTGGCACGTCCAAATGCTCAGCCATTTCATGAAGATTCCGGCAGCGGGCTTCGTAGGCGTTGATGATACCAATTAGACCTACACGGAGATTATAACCGTAAAGCCTGGCACGGTATTCCTGTTTCCGGTTCATGGTGTCGTTCTGATCCAGGATGTTTCCGGTAGTGGTACAGTAATGTCCGATCTCTTCGGCCAGTACGCAGGACTTCTCGGACTGGGTGGGAAGAGAACGGTTGATAGCAATTCGGTTTTTATATAACCGACCTCCGTATCCAGGAATGTTTTTTTCTTTAACAACTAGTTTTTTTGAATCGGATAAAATCAATAGTTCTTCGTAGGTCAATAAAATCACTCATTTCTTTGTGAAGATGAAAATTATAACATTGATTCTGTCATTGACATGAATTTATAAATGGTGTAATATAACTATACAGAGAAGGAACGTCGCCAGATAACGCGAGGGTGAAATCACCAGCATGCTTGACATGTGGTAGTCGCGCTGGGAGTTCCTTTTCTTTTTTTATTTACAAATCATATGTTTAGAAAAATATGTGTTATCAGGCTTCATATCGTCGTTATAATATTTCATGCCGTATTTGGAAATAGTACCGTTTCGTTGGTATAAGAATTTTTTTAATTTGTATGTGTAACATGGCAGTACAAATCCATATGAGTTTACTTCATGATAATAAAACATAGATGTGGCGCATATGTCAGCTAATTGCAACATGTCCCAAGAATCAGCGGATTTACTACTGATATTTGTAAAACGGTTAGCGATTTTGTTTTGCGAATAATGCAGTAGTTTATTGTTTATATAGTCAATTAATTCAGAGTCTCTAGATGTTCCACGACTTGATAGAACAATATCGCCAACACGATCAGTATCTCTGAGCAGCCAGGATACACGTTCGATTAAATATCGACAAGCATGGTTATATAAGAGAACACTTGGCTTTTCTGATAGACTTTCTCTATTTGATTTTAGCCTTGCTATATCCAATTTTGTTGTGTCTAAAATAATGTTTATATACTCAAAATCGGCAGAAATAAGTTTGTCTACAACGTAAGCTCTCTGCTCAAAATTTCTAAGTTTTCTGAAATGAATATTATCTAAATTGAGGTCTTTTTTTATAGTTTTAAAAATATTTCTTAAAGCTGGTTCTGAAGAATTATTTACAATTACAGCAGTAAGAACAAACCAATGTGTTCCACGGCCAATGCCTAAGTCACCGGCTTCATCGATATAAACAGTACATTTTTCTGACATAAGCAGTTCTCCTTTGTATTGTATGTGTAAAGAAACATGTGCAAATTATTTTTATTTATATATAAAAGGTGTCGAATTCGCTCCCTTATAATTCCCATTCTTTATCATCCATCATAATATCATCCGCATGTTTCTTTTCTTCCTCAGTCGGGTTAAAAGCATGAGCGGCGTTGGGGATGAGAGCTTCCTCCATCTGCTGGGGGGAGAGTGGATTTACAGTGATGATATTATCAGGGGCTTTGGACGGTTCTTCTGATACAGAATCATGCAATTCAATAATGCGGTCATATTCTTTCTGGAGGACAGTATCGACCATATCTTTACCGTGAGTGTCGAGCTCACGGTATTTTTTTATAAAATCACGATTATCATTAGAAATGAAATCTTCTTTGTGTGCTGGAGAATTAACGTATCCAAAAGTTTTTAATATATCAGATATATTATAAGCTTTACACATAATGAGAAAAGCATCAGGGCTTGGCTGACTGTTCCCACTTTCCCAGCTGTAAATAGTTTTTTCGGATGCTTTAAAGCCTTTGGATTTTAATAAATCAGAAATTTCTTTTACCGACTTTTTGGCATCAACTCTACATTTTTTTAAATTTTCACCAATAGAACCTTTCATGGATGCTCCTCTCACTTCTATTTATATCTCGAATATACCATTAAGTTTTTAACATGTCAATAAAATTTCTAAGAATATTAGAAAAAAGCATTGACATTCTGAGAAAAATAGAATATCATACAAACAAGTTCTTAGAAACTTAGAAAAGAGGTGGAAAAATGGATGGAGCAACAAAAAGAGTTTCTGAGTATATCAGACATAAAGGCTTTAACCTGTCAGATATATCAAGAAAAACTCATATTCCGTACATGGCATTGTACGACAGTCTTTTCAATGAAAAAAGAAATCGAGATTTGCGGGTAGATGAATTTCTGATCCTGTGCAATCACCTTGGTGTTAATCCGATTATTTTTTCAGACGATCAGAGAAAGGCGGTTTAGATGGAACGAATAACAAAAAGCTGACAGGAGCGCCGTCCCATCAGCTTTTGCCTAAATTTGTTCACCCTATGTATTTTGCAGACTGTTCACTTAAGCCCCAGTCCATTGCAGAAGCCCCAGACCATTACATACATGTTCAGTCACACCTGCGGCGCCAAGCGTTTCTATGAAATACTTCGCCACTTATGCAGTTTTAGTTCTGCAATTAAGTAAAAAAGATTAGCAGCCCATTAGTTGACGAATATAAGGGATTTTTTATAAGTATCACGGCTTTTATAGTAGTGTCTCTACTTAATACCTATAAAAAACACTTACCCAGTTTAAAGTGTCTTGGGAACCACTACGGCAAACCTTATAAAGGGAACAGGGCAAAGTCAAAAGTTTGGCCAAAATAAACCGCTCCTTTCATTGCCCGTATTTGGGTTTATGAAAATATTTTAACATTATGTGAAAAATATTTCAATAATCCAGAACATAAAGAATCAGCTTAGGAGGTGAGAGAAGTGATAACAGCAGTTTTTGTTATATCAACAGCGATATGCGCCGTAGGGTGGCTGACTCGAAGCATTTCTTGTGCAGCACTTATCTATTATATTGAAAAAAACGGATACAGACTTCCGGATAATCAGGATCTGGAAGAATGCACCCGTTTCGCAGCAAAAAAGCTTTTTAAATTATAAGTTCAGTTTTTTTAAGACGAGGGATGTTATGACGCTATTTGCTACATTGGATATTACATCCAAAGACATGGAACCGATGGTTGTAAAAACAGGTTTTAATTTTTGATCCCATACGGTTTCTGACCGGATTTTTTCAAGAAACTCATGTCCTTGAAAAGTCATATCATAAACTCGAAATGTAATCAACTGGCCAGTAGGTGATCGTTCGTATTGAGCGTTGATATAGCCACCCTCAAACAATTTAATGAGGGTATACAAAACTTGTTCACGATCATGTGATGATATAGAGTTTTGAAATTCATCAGCTTTGTACGCACCCATATGAAATGTTTCAAGTTCAAGTAAAACATCACGTATACAGTCAGGTGTTAATTGCATGATATTTTCTCCTTTTTGAGATACTCGGGCATGCCAGTGCCCTGTAAGAAAAGAATAGGAGAGAAACAGCAGAAAGTCAATATTTGCATCAAATCAGGAGGAGGTGAACAAAGATGAAAAAAGGAAAATATGAAAAGGCTGGGAGAAAAGCAATTAAAGCTGGAACATTAGAATATTCATCCACAGATGAGCTGGCAATCCTTTCACTGAAAGTCTTAGATACGATAGCAGGTAATTCTAAAAACATTTCAGCGAAAGATGCCATACTTGTCCTTAAAGATGCTGCAGATATATACCTGCAGTTTCAGGGGGTTTAGATTTCTCTGAATCTGGCTTTAGGTGTCTGGGATTTTAGATATTTAAGAATTTCTTTGTAGTTTTTCTTGTATTCATCAACCAGAACATCTGCCGGAAGCTGTTTTCCAGCCATCCTGGCAACTGCCAGATCGTGAGCAATCTGTTCGTTTGTCATAATCAACCCTCCTTCCGTATGTACTCGGGTGTGCCAGCACCCTGTATATACAGAATAGGAGCGTACTGTCGAAAACACAAGAAAAAGCGTTCGACAAAGTAGTAAAAATTCTATAAACACAACAAATACAATCTTCATACGATAAAACAGGAGGTGAACCAGATGGCAGTTATCAAAGAAATCAAAAACGGATCCGGAGGAGTAATCCGGATCCACGACGACTACTGCAAGAACAACACTCCGGAAGACAACCAGAAGATCATAGATAACGTATCCCGGATAGTGAATGATTATTACATAAGAAAATCCGTGGGGTAGAAAGGAGAATTCATGACAGCACAGCAGGTAAGTAGATATATAGATCTTGTAAACAGGCGGACACAGATTTTGAACCACAGTGGTGTGGACTGGAAACCGGAATACGGCCTGGAATTGAACCAGATCGAGAAAGAACTTGCAGAGCTCCGCCCTCTTGTGGATGCAGAACATCAAAAGAGAGGAGGTGAACAAAGATGCAGAAGAACCTGATCATCAGCCTAGTCATAGGCCAGCTTGCAGCACTGCTTCCGATTTGGGACTGGGGAGATAAACCCACATTCCTGACAGGAAGCATCTGCATAACGATTGTGGCCATGATCGCAATCACATGGCTGGAGGATAAAACCAGAACAATAAAAAGAGCCCTCACATCTGCAAATGTAAAGGGCTTAAGTAACTAAGACAAATTTAGTATATCAAATTCACAGAAGAAATCAAGAGGTAAAAGAAAAAAGGCTCAGGTGTTGCATCACCTGAGCCAGGACCATCCGGCCCCTGGAGTAAATTAGTTTACATAAATATAACACCAGGGAGCCGGAAAGTCAATCTTTCAGCGGTCATGTACCGCTATATTTTTAACTTTTTTTTGAAGGACCGAAAGATCCTTTTAGACCTTGATTAAGATATTAAAGTTAGGACAAGAGTATGGCGACAAAGAGGAAAGAATACCGGCTACGGGGTGGAGATATCATTGATCGTGAAGAGTTTCCGGATATAAGGCACGGTTCCCTTGGAGGAAAGCGGTTGGAAAAGAAAAAACCAACGAAAGAGGATATGCAGAAAGTCAATGCAGCCAATAAAGAACGAAAAGCCAGACAACGCCTTCTGGAATATTTTAATCCGGGGGATGTATGGGCAACATGGACATATCTGGTGGAAGAAAGACCGGCAAGCATGGCGGCAGCTGTAGATGACTTTGGAAGAGCAATGCGCATAGTTAGAAGAGAATATAAGAAGAGAAATCGGGAACTGTTCTGGATCAGGAATATAGAGAAAGGGACAAAGGGAGCCTGGCACATACACATCATAGTCAATGAGATCGGAGACACTGCAAGCATCATACAGAAAGCCTGGAAAAAGGGCGGAACGTGGTTCACTGAGATCAGAAAAAGCAAATTCTATGATGAGGATTTTTCAGACCTGAGTAACTATATCACGAAAGATGAAAACACACGGGAAAAGAAAAAAGACGGAAGCCTGGCGAAACCCAGGATTGCAGAATCAAGTTATAACACATCAAGGAACATGCCGCTTCCAGAACCACGAGTACAGAAACTTGTACGGTGGCAAAAAGAGCCGAAACCGATAAAAGGCTATTACATTGCCCGGATCCACGAAGGGATCAATCCAAAAACAGGATTTAAATACAGACATTACACCATGATCCGCCTGAAACCACGAAAAGATACCGGGTGGAGTGGGGCAAATATTGAACGGATGCAGATTTGAGAGGAGAAAAGATTTTGAAAGTAGACATATACATTGAAACCAGCAGTCAGTTCCAGGGAAAAGTGGAAAGAAAATGCGGATATGTGCTCTCAACTCTGCTCAGAGGCGGGGAAGAAACAAGAAAACATTTTGGAACGGTATCCGGTACATATCACCAGGCAGTACTGCTTACAATTGCGGATGCTCTGGAACACATGACAAGATCCTGTAAGATCTGTATCCACACAAGAGATCTGTATGTAGGCAGCAGACTGGAAAAGATCACAGAAATGGCCGGAGCCGGATGGATGGATTCAAAAGGGCAGCCGATCAAAAACAAGGAAGAATGGCAGCAGGTATACAAGGCTATGAACGCTCTTCCGGATCCACACGAGATCACCGCAAAGACAGAGAAACACAGTTATTCCATGTGGCTGCGAGAGGAGATGAAGCACCGTGAATGTGGAAGAATACTGGGGCAAGGGCTGGAGCCTGCGCCCGGAACAGGACATATTAACAATGGAATGTCTGGGTACCATTACTAAAACAGGTACCCGGTTTACATACTACAAAGACGAAAAAGGAGGAATATGGTTTGATGATGAACCCGAAGAAGGAAAACCAGAATGGATGCAGAGAGCAGATAAGGAACGAAGACGAAGGCATAGACGGCATTCTTGAAGCCTTAGGAGCCTACGTGTGTGACGAGCTGTGCTGCCATCGCGGGGAGAATCTGACACAGGAGGAAATGGAATGTTTTTGCTGTCATTGCGAGATGCAGCAGTACACAGATAAGATCAGAGAAATGCTGTAAAAGATCAAGGAGGATATCATGAGAACAATAGCAATCATCAACTTAAAAGGCGGAGTAGCCAAGACCACATCAAGCATTAACATTGCTTATATACTGACCCAGAGGGGATATAAGGTGCTCCTGGTGGATAACGACAAGCAGGGAGACTGCTCACGTGGACTAAACCGCCGAACCCAGGATGGAGATGGAATCGATCGAATTATGGTAGATCGCCATCCAGACATGGACAACCTGATTCATCATACAGATTATGCAAACTTGGATATTATTACGGCAAATCTGGGGCTCCTTACAGCAAACACGGAAGTGATTAAGGATCCCATACGTCCGCAGCAGGATAGACTAAAAAAAGCACTGCAGCAGGTATCGGATAAATATGACTTCTGTGTAGTAGATAACGCTCCGGACATCAACGTATCAGTTATCAATGCTCTGACAGCGGCAAATGATGTCTTGATCCCCGTAGAGGTAGATGATAACACATTAGAGGGGATGGACGAGCTTTTAAATCAGATTACTGTTGTAAGAGAAGAATTAAACCCAGGGCTGAAGAACATTCACTGTTTCATAACAAAGTACCAGAAATTCAATCAGGCACACTTGCAGGGAGCAGAAATTATTGAAGAACGATATCCCACGATGAAAACAAAGATTCGTTTTTCGGGCGTAGTAGCAAGGAGCACGTTTATGCGTGTGCCAGTGGCGTTACACAGCCCACGATCGGCAGCAGCGGAAGATTACGGAATTCTTGTGAATGAGTATCTTGACATGATCGGAGGAAAAGAATAATGGATTTTTATCTGAAAGATATGCTTAACAAAAGATCAGTTCCGGACCGGCAGCAGGATCAGAAAATCGTATACCGGAACCCGGAAGATCTGATCCCTTCTGAGGAAAATTTCTACAACACGGAAAAGCTTGAGCGGCTAAAACAGTCAATTAAGCTCCTGGGAATCCTCCAGCCGCTCCTGATCGAAAACCGGGACGGGAAAGACTATGTAATAGCAGGCCATTGCCGCCGGAAGTGCTGCATTGACCTGATCAACGAAGGAAACGAGAAATTCAGCCGGATCCCGTGTGTATACAAGACCTCATCTGAACTGGAACAGGATGCAGGCCAGGAAGACGACATCGTACGCCAGATCATGATCATCCAGGCCAACTGCTACCGCGACAAATCCGACTGGGAAAAAATGACGGAATTTCTGAAGATGGAAAGCCTGGTAAAGGAACTTAGAAAAAAGGTTTCGATGCAAGGCAAAACAAGAGACATTTTAAGAGAAGTAAGTAAAATATCTGGCAGTCAGCAGGAAAGGTATCATTCTATAAATGCAAATCTTTGCGAACAGCTTATGTCAGAGTTCAAGGAAGATAGAATTAAGATTTCAGTAGCTCACGAAGCATCAAAGCTTAATAAAGATTACCAGAAACAGGCTTGCGAGCTGTATGCAGAAACGGGAATTTTGACATTGAATGATATCAAAGAGCTGAGCCGGCAGCAGGAAGCCGAGAAAGGTACCCCAGGCCAGATGAGCATAGAAACAGCAACAGGCAAGAACCGGCCGCCAGAGAATGAGGTTCCGATTACACCAGAACTGCAGATAGAGCGCTTTTTCGAAGCCTTGAACAGAGGAGACAAAGAATATGTTCTTACGTGCAATGTAAGTGCAACAACATATTTACTCGAAACCAGGTATCGGGATGTCCGGATCAGGAATGGCAATTTTAATTATCAGGCAAATTCAACCGGGATCATGTTCAATCCTGGAAGTTACATGGAATGCGCTTTCACCTGGAATGAGCTGGCCCACGAGCTGATAAAAAGATTCGGGAAGAAACGGAAACCGGTCAAGATGGTGTCTATAGACGCACCGGAGAAGCCGAAAAAGAAAGATAACGAAATGCCGAGCCCGGCAAAATGTATCACCGGAAAAAGTAAATCAGGAATTTGCGGGGCAGCAGCTTATTGCGACACAGAATACAAATGCTGTGCTCAGTGTCCGGATGATTGTAACAGCCGTTGTGGATGGCTGGAAGAACGCTGCCAGCCGGCAGCAGAAACACCGGACGAAAAGCAGCAGGATTCTATTGACGATAACAAAACGTCTGACCATGCCGGCGATTCCACCGAGATGCTTCCGGAAAACTGGCCGGAGTATCTGAGAGATCTTCCGGTTCCAACAAGCACTGCACTTGCAAGCTATCTGTACGACCAGGAGAGAACACTTAAACAGATTCTTGATAGTGAAAAAGAAAAACCGGGGCTCCCACATATGACGATCATGAAGCAGCAGATGACAGTTGCTGGACTCAGATTTTTGAAGAATCATATCGAAAGTATGGAAGAACCAGAACAGCCACCTCTTCCAGAGATGAGAAACAATGATCAGCGTAAACAGTGGCTGAGAGAATACAAATCATGGGGACTCTGGTACACAGATCCTTATATTGGAGCACGGTATTACAAGTACGATTTCAATAATGGCGCCCGTCTGATAGCAGAAGAATACGATCCAGAGCCAAAGAAAGAAAGCTGGTGGGTACCAACAGAACCATATTTCCTGCATCTTGTAGGTGGACCGGAACCGGAAAGGTCTGGGGGCATACCGAAATGGACATACCATTCGAAATATCACAAATTCCCGAACTCAGAAACAGAGTTGATTGAATTTCTGAAGGAGGTACAGAAGAATGGCTAAGTATCAAGATAGAGATCCACTGGAATGATTAAGGGTGTTTTCGAAAAAACCGATTAACATATAAACCCATCAGTCCTGCCGCACGAGCCTGTCAGAAATGCGGCAGGGGAAAGGAGGGTGTCCGATTCGGACACATGCAAAATGAACTACGATAATTTGAAATTCCCAAAACAGGGAAAGAAAAAAAGAAAGAAACTTAAACCGGGGAAGTATCCTTGCGAAAGACAGAAGGAGAGCATCATTCCAGGGGATAAAAAAGGCAGATGCTACATATGTGGGAGTCATGCAAATATACAGAACCACCACATATTTTTCGGAAATAGCAACAGAAAGAACTCAGACTATTGCGGCCTTACTGTACATCTGTGTCTGGAACACCATAAAGAAGGAAAGATGTCAGCTCACAAAAACAGGGAAGTCGATTATAGACTTAGACAGATAGCACAGAGAGCCTTCGAAAGAGAGCATGGCAGCAGGGAGCAGTTCATGAAGATCTTCGGAGAAAACTGCCTGGAGGAAGATGAAAAGAAGGATGTGTATGAATAAGAGACAGAAAAAGAAGTTATTCAAGAAAAGAGCAGGATTCTATCCGCCGGGAGGTCCCGACGTTTTGAGATTTCAGATCTGGACAGGAATTGGAATGACAAAAAGTAAGTGGAAGAAGTTCAATGAGACGCTGAAAGAAATTTTTGAAACAACAGAATATGACCATAATACCAGAAGTGTAGAGAATTTCAATCAGGTCATGAGAAAGAGATGGAATAAAAATGGCAATCAAAAGAACTGTAGAAACAGACGTATACTGTGATATCTGTGGAGAATGGATTACAGGTTGGAAATCTAATGACACAGGAGTCAGCAGAATTTGGGCAGCAGCATTTGCGAGAGAGAAAGGCTGCACAGTTGGAAAAAAGGTTATTTGCAGAGAATGCAGGATCAAGAAAAGAATCCAGATATGCAGCATACAGCGCAAGATCGGAAGCGCGGGAAGAGACAGCAATGGAATGTGCCTGGGGTTCGGAAACAAAACATCAGATGAACCGTTGGAAAAATGTAAACGGTGCTTTGCATGCACATCCTATGAACAGAAGGAGACGTTATGAAAAAAAGTTGGTCAGAATTGACAGAAGCTGAGATTAACAGAAACAAAAGAAACACTTGTGAGAAATGCCTATATTTTTCTAGGGACGGAAGTACAACCACGGCCGGATCCAGACACTGTGAATATTTGCTAATCACAGGTCACCGGAGGGGATGCAGTCCTCTGGAATGCAAGAAGAAAGGTATCTTCAAAGCAAGGCCAACCGGACGGAGAAGAATAAACAGAGCATTCACAACTTCATAAAGGAGAAAAAAAGATGGGTAAATTAAGAATGGAACCAAGAAAAATAACAGATAGAGGTGGTTGGTTGTGCATGCCCCCTAGTCAAGAGCGTGCCGGAAGGAAAAGAAGGTTGGGTGTTATTCGGCAAATTAAACGCTGCCGTTTCCATCAGATTAAAACGGGTCTTTCAGAGCACCTAACGATGGGATGA